TGGCAGTCGAGCGATGCGCTGGTGACAGCTGCGGTGACGGTGTCGGTGGCTGCCAGCATCGTCTCGGCGCAGTTGTGGATTTCTTCGCGGTTGGGCATTTGAAGATTCCCCTTTGGGGTGGTGGTGGCGCTCTTGCGGACGCCGGGTTTCGACGGCGAACCCCAGGCACCACTACGATGCCTGGGGGTCGCAACGGCAGAACGCCAGAAGATCAGGTCGTGGCGAACTTGACGAGCTTGGCAGCTTCCCAGTTCAGCACCTTGCCGCCGACGCGCTTGGTGGTGTAGAACAGGACAAACGGCTTGCTGGTGTACGGGTCGCGCAGCACGCGGATGCCGATGCGGTCCACGATCTGGTAGAACTCGCGCCAGTTGGCGAGGGCGATCGCGTATTTGTTGGTCGCGCCCAGGATCGGCATGTCGTTGAACTCAGCGACCGGGAAGTTCAGCAGGGTGCTGGGCTGCCCAAGCTGGGTGCTCGGCTCCCAGATGTAGCGACCGAAGTTGTCGCGCAGCTTGCGGCACGCGCCGACCGTGGTGCGGTGCATGGCCCAGGCGCAGCCGGGGGTGTCCCGATACTGCGTCTTGAGTGCATAGACCGCATCCATCAGCGGGTTCATCACGCCGCCATCCGAAGCGGCAGCAGGCGCGAGCGGGAAGCCATCGGCCACGCCGGTCGGGATGTAGCCGATCTTCTGGTCAGCGATGTACGAGTCATACGACCCGCTGGCACCGTTCGCGTCGGTAATGGTGTTCTCGGTCAGGAAGCCCCTGGGCTTGCCATTGCCGTCACCAATCACGAAAGCGTTGTTCTCGGTGCGCGCGAACTTGTCGGCCAGCTTGGCGGCAAGCCACGCTTCGGGATCCCAGGCGGCGTCATCCAGCAACTTCTGAGTCGCGGCAGGCTGAGCGTAAAGCTCATGCGTCGGGATGCGCCACATGCCGATCTTGGGGTTGGCGGTGTTGGCACGCGCGCCCTGCTCAGCGACCCACGCGGCGGCAGCCTGATCGGCGTCCATCGGGCCTTCCAGAGCGTCGGTGCTGATGGTCTGCACGTTGGCGTACTGGCGAATCGGGGAGGTTTCAAAGATGCGCTTGATGATGCGGCCACTCAGGTCCGCGTGGACCATGAATCCGCCCTGGGTGTCATCGCTGACGGCCAGCGCCTTGCACTCGGGGTGCGCGTCAATGTAGGCGTCCTTGAGGGCGCTGTCAGCGTCCAGCACGCCCATGATCGCATCGGAGAGAGATGCGCGGGTGTCGCCGTTCGCGCCCTTGCTCATCCAGGCGCGGAACGCCTTACGCAGAACCTTCTCGCCAGGCTCCTTGTTGTGCTCGCTGCCGCCGACAGCCGACCGCTTGATGGCGGTTTCGATCTTGTCGAGTTGCGCGGTCTTGGCGTCGATCGCCTTGTTGATCTCGGCCAGCTTGGCTTCGATCTCGGCCACCGCCTTGCCCTCGGCCTTGGCCTTGAGCGACTCGGTGTGGGTTTTCTTGAAGCTCTCCCAGTCGGCCTTGAGGCCGTCGGCAAGCTCTTTGATCTCGGACATGGTAGGATGCTTTCGTGCTGATGGGTTGGTTGGTTCAGTCGCCGGGTTCTTCACCACGCAGCGCGGCGCGCATGCGGAGCAGTTCCCTGATCTCGTCGGCGGCGGTCGGCTGTTCCGCATCACGCTGGAGCAGTTTGTATCCACCAGACAGGATCGCCTTGGCCTGGGTCGCGGACAGCCCTGCATCCCGCAGGACTTCTTCCAGATCGCGGATGGTCGGAGTCTCCCCGTCTTCGACGAGTGACTTGATATGTGTCACCAGCGCCTTCGGGTTCATGCCGTAGCCGACAATGCTGACCTCGTAGAGATCGACATCCTCAAGGGTACGGATCCCGAGCTTCTGGTCGAACGAATACTTCTTGGTGCCGTAGCCGATCGACATTCCCTTCGGCCCGGTGCCGCGCAGGAGGTTGCCAGACTTACGGCTGCACTCGGTCTCGTTGTCGCCGGTCCACAGCTGGCCCTCGGTCCACAGACCCTTGGAGTCCTCGCCCATGTCGAGCCAATCGCCAACCGGCTCGGCGCGATCGTGCATCCAGTACATGGCGGGGAGCGTTCCGGCCTTGCCGTGCTCAGCGAGCGAACGGGCGAACGCGCCCTTGGCGACTCGATCCTTGCCGAGATCCACATTGCCGAAGGTCGAGCCATAACCCTTGAACCGACCGGGCTGGCCAGCATCCAACTTCACTTCCAAGAAGGGAGCAAGTAAGGAGCGCATGTGCGCCTTCTAGCGACCCCGTTCCATAATGGAAGGACGAGTCGTTACAAGACCTCGTGGATGGCTACGCAGCGGCAGTTGATTATTTCCTCTGGTGGTCCGTCTGGATCGCCAGGAAACATCAGTTCTGCGCCGCCGACCGTGAAGGGTTCATCGAGCGGGACGGTCTGCCCATCAGCATCGGAATGGGTCTCGCGGGTGTTCTCGTCCTCGGTCGCCGTCCATGTCTTGCGGATGTCCACGCCGAGTTCGGCGGCGGTCGCTTCCATTTCCATATGTTCGCCATGACCCATCGCGGCTGCGGTCTCGGTGCGTGCGATATTCTGCGCCCGTGACACCGACATGCCGCCGACCTCCTTGCAGATCGCCTGTGCTATCACCTTCGGCGGGTCGTTCTTTCCCAGCCCACGGGTGACGGCATTGCGGATCCTCACCTGAGTGGTCTTGGCGATCTGGACCTTCTTCGCTGCGTGGCGCTTCGCCCATTTCGTGATGCGCCCGTCCAGTTCTTCCTGGGTGTCGAGCTTGCGTTCGATCTCAACTGCGTGGCACTTGCGGACCTGCGCCTCGCCGTGCTTTGCCCCGGCGAGTGCCACCCGCCGAAACTCGCTTTCCATTAGTGCTACGATCCGTTTCTTGTGGGCTGGCATCGCGGTCATCCATGCTGGATACGCTGCTGCTGCTGCCTTGACTGCTCGGTTCAGTTCCGCTTCGACGGCACGCTGCATTCGCGCTTCGTTGGTGTCCTGCAGGTTGTGCCTTGCCCGCATGAGTCGGAGTCGTTGCTGTCGGTTGATGGTCATGCTCTTTCTCCATGTCGGTCCCACAGCGTAGGCATCGGCCCGTCCCATCATCATGCACACAACCACAAGCAAGACAGATCATCGGCTTTCAATCGGTGGCAAGCCAGATTCAATGAGTGGGAACTTCCGGTGCCTGGCCAGCATCTGGTCGATCTCGTCCGCGATCTCGCTAGCCTCATGCTCGCCCACCGGGAAGGTCGCCTCGTACCGACCGGGCATGGATATGTGCGCGGTGAACTTGCCGTCCACCTTGGACACATGGATGGCGGCGATGAGGCTCACGGCTTAGGCTTCGGCGGGGTGGGCTTGCCAGGTGCTGGCTTGGCCGGATCAGGAACAGTTGGCGGCACGGGCGGCTGGCCAATTGCAGGTGGCGGCACGACGGGTTTGGGCTTGGGCTTCTCGCCCATCGCGGTGAGCGCCTGGGTCAGCGCCTGGGTCAGCGCAGCGACGGCGGAATCCGCGACGGACGGGAAGCTGATCCTGATGATAGCCTCGGCGGCATCGACCGACATATCGCCAGCCGCGACCGTTTGAGCGATCGCCACCAGCGCGGTGATCTGCGCCCCGTTGAGCGCGGTTCCCTGCACCTGATCGACCGGCACTTCCGCATCCATTGCATCGCCAGGCTTGATGACGGGCTTGGGCTTGGCCGGATCCTCGACCGGCGTGATCTCCTGCGTGCCGCCGCCTTCGTCCACTTCCTCGGGCATGGTCTCGTCGCCATCGTCCCACTCGGTGGAACCCGACAGCGGCACCAGCGTGGACGGCATGAACACTTCGTCCGCGCCCTCGTTGTCGATGATCGCCATGCCGGTCGCTTGGCGCTTCTCGTTGAGCGTCATCCATGTTGCTTGGGTGACGGCGAGCCATCGCTTCTCGCGAACGGCGGACAGAGCGGGCAAGTCCTCAAGGTATGGAAGGATCTTGATATTCTCGCCAAACAGCGGGGAGAGCCAGCCATTGAGGCCGTCGCACAGCGATTCCAGCATCGGGATGACGGTCTCCTGATAGAGCGCCTGCCGCGCCTCTTGGTAGTTGCTGTAGGTGTTGTCGCCGGGGATGCCCAGGCATTGCGGAGGCACGCCGAACGCCAGCGCGATCTCGCGGCTCGATAGGTGCTTGCCCTCCATCCAATCCATTTCGGCTGGGGTCAGGCTCATCTGCGTCCACTCAAGCCCACCGTCGAGAAGCAGCGGGCGACCGGCATTTCGGCTGCCGCTGTAGGCGCTGTTGATCTGCTCCTTGAGCGCGTCGAACTGCTTATCGCTGAGGATGGCCGGGCCTGTGCCGGTCCCCTTGTAAGTGAGCGCACCGGACGGACGCGCCCCGTTCTGCAAGAGCGCCTGGTTCCACTCGCCCGCCATGTTGTGCGCGTCCACCGAGAACGCCGCCGCCTCGACCGGCGACATGCCGTACCAGTCATCGAGCGGGTTGAAAAACTTCACATGGAGGATCGGGCTGGAGCCACGGATCGGGTCCACATTGAAGGTCTTGGTCTGACCGTTTACCTCGTAGATGTAGGCGGCTGGACCGGCCACGCCGGGGATCACACGAGTGCGATCGGGACGCAGCGTCCATAGCTCCAGCGGCGGCTTGCCATCCGGGCCCACGCCTTCGATGTAGGTGTTGCCGGTGAGCAGCCAATATGCGAACACGGCTTCGAAGAACGAGGCCTTCGCCTGCCACGGGTTGGGCTTGGCGAGCAGCTGGCACAGCGGGTGCGACGGGTCGGCTTCCTTCTCCCCGATCATCACGCGCAGCGGGATCTTGGCCGCACCACGGGCGACCTCGTTGATCGCCTTGAACGCGATCACATTTCGCCGGTAGGCATCGTCGGCGTACTGCGTCGGGTTGCGCTTGTAGGCCACGCCACGGGTCTGCCCCGAGTACATGACATACACCAGCGGCGCGGTCGCTGATGCCTTCGCTTCCTCGCCTGGTCGCCGTTCACCGAATCCGACCTCGACGCCCAGGAAGTTGAAACGCATTGTTGATCTCCGGTTGGCGGACACTAGCGCGGACGGGTCGGCATGGAAGTCAGAGCGTGCGGAGGCGTGGTTCGCCCTGGCTGCCGAGCATCAGTTCCGTGAGCGCCCACACGGCGGCGTCCATGCGATCGGGCGACTTCTTCGATGTTGCAGGGTCGAAGCTGGTCATCTGATCTTCCAACGCCGCGAAGGTGCCGACATGGTGGACGCGCCCCTGCGCGTACAGCGCGGCGATCGGCTCGGCTCTGATCATCTTCCCGCGGGTCGCCCGAACCGCCGAGTATGAAGCATACGGGTCCACGGTTCGGATCGTCAGCTCGACGAGATCCCCGCCGTTGTTGACCTCGGCTATAATCCGGTCGGCGCCGTTATCCTTGTACCAGCCGACCGCCGCCTTCGCCCATTCCAGCGCAGCCATCACGCCGGACAGGTCGGCAAGTATGTAGCCGTGACCGTCCTCGCCCAGCCCAGCGCCGATGATGCCAGTCTCGTCGCTGTCGGCGTTGCTGGTCACGGCAGGATCAATCGCCACGACGATGCGCCGCATGGCTGGCGCGACCCGCACCCGGTTCTGCTCGATCACCTTGGGCGACCAGAGCGCGCCTGGGTTCTCGTCCAGCACTTCGGCGTGGATCTCCTGCCGCCCCAGGCGTGTGCCTTCGTACCGGCTCAAGATCGTGGTCAGGAACGAGTCGGCCACATTGCCCGCGTTGTCGTAAGTGCTGCCGCCCGTGATGACGCAATCCGGCCGGGCGATGAG